CAAGAGAAACTTAACTAAGAGTGAAGAAGATGAGTAGTTTTGAAAGAAATTATTGGGAAGATGATTCTAAAGTAAAAAAGTGGGCTTCCGGTAAAGGGAAGGTTAGGCTTGCTTGGGTAAAATGGGCAGGTCGTTATTGGATAGACTTGCGAATACTTAGGCGTGAAGAGGATGGGTACACCCATACTAAAGAAGGAATAAGACTTACACCGGAACAGGTTAGAACCATGCTTCCTATTCTTAACGAATTACTACAAGACATTGACGATAAGATAGAAGAAGAAGAGAGGCATGACGACAAAGATATATCACCTTAATTGGTATCATCCTAATAGAGTATGGATATTCAATGATGGGGCGTTAAAGGGAGAACCATTGTATTACGGCTTCGATAGAGTAATTGGTAAATTACTTGAGAAGTTGGGTGCGATACTGTATCGTAAAGCCCTCCATAAAGGATGTAAACTGATTTTGTCCGAAAAGCAAAAACCTAATACTTTCAAATTTAATTTAATATCTGTAGATAATACTGGTGCTAAGTACGGTAATGACGAACTTGGTAAGGGATGGATTGAGAGTGAAGCCTTGATAGGTACACCCGATGTTCTTTATGTTGGAGTTGGGGTGGATTAGTGTTACTTAGTAGAGCGATAGTATTAGTTTCAAAGATGCCTAAGTTAGATGTTAAAGACATCACTAAGGAAGAGGCATACGAACTATGGGAGTTCTTGGATGAAGAAAGAAAACTACCGATAACAAAAACAAGACTGAAAATAAACTTAGCGAAAGAGTGCGGTGTATTCGTAGAACAATTAGATGCAGTAGCCAATGGTGCTTCTCTAGCAGAAGTGCTGATAATGGAATCGTCGGACAGCAAAACAAGTAAATTAAAACTAAAAGAAATTAAGAGTATAATTCAATCGGTGACAAGTGATGAAGAGTGGATAATACCATTCTGTCACTCGATGGATATTACAGAAGCCGAGTTTGTTTGGCGTTGGGTTTTGAATGAGCGTTGGCGTTCACTTAGATACCGAATGAGAAAGTGGGCTAAAATTAATTCTAAAATTAATGATGACCTAGTTAGTACATTCGAGATGTTAGATGTTATATTCGGATTGAGAGATAAGCAACAGGTAGAGCGACCTGTCACAGATTTCAAACGGTTACAAGCATGGAACGGTATAGACATACCCGACAAGTATTGGTTTGTCAATGATTGTGGTACGCTGATGTTCTTAGAGAACGGTGTTGCTAGAAATAGAAATGGTGAGATAAATCGAGAGTATACACCACAAGTGCAGGAAGTTGATACTTGTTGGTGTTGGGTGGATGTGTTAGGTATAACAAGACTACACTCTACCGAACAAGATATACCGTTTTCAAAGTACAAAGAGCCTATGGATATTTCATGGCATGAGGCCAACAAGATTCTTTACAATTACCCAAAGGGTGGTTTCTTAATTCTTAATGATAATCATTATCACTTATACACTAAAGGAACTAATGCTTTGATAGTTCAAGCCTTGACTGTTAGACAGATAAAAAACACAGGGTACGAATTTATTTTAGGTGTTAAAGATGGTATAGATGTTATTGATGTAGACAAAATGGTGGTAGAAATCTTACCGTTTGAGTTAGAGAGTGCGTTGAAAAGAAACAAAGTTCCTGTACAGAATTCACACACTAATCATGATATTCCGTTTGTAGTTATCGAAGTAGCGTACTCATGGCGAGCAGAAGATGGGTGGGGGTGGCGTTATATTACTACACTAGATGACGCATCCATCAATGAGATTGACGAGTATACTACTTACATATCCATGGTAGGTGTAGACAATGAGTGACACACTAAAGAACATAGGGTTAGGTATTTTACTTTCTAAGATACGCTTTTCAGTATCAGTATCAAAGGTGCATTTCGGCTTCGGGTTTAGAGTTGATAAGTACATACAGTTAGACATTCAAGATAACAATACAAAGGCAATTGTAAAACTATGGTGCGATGAGAATAATTTAACACTTAAATATCGTACTAAAAGTCATGCAGACATACTCAAGTGGTTGAGTGTAATAGAACCATACGCTGAATTGTTACACGATAAGAAAGGTTACAACCGTATGTTGTGGGTAATTGATAATCCTATACCTAGAGCAAACCCATCCACACCCACAAATGTATTCTATGATTGGGTCGAAAAATGGGATGATTTAGAAAATGATATATAAACCAACAAAGAAATGGAGGTTGATGAAGATGAATTGGAACGAATTACTACGACCTACCAAACCGGTAGAGATAGTAGGTAACAATGTCTTTGTCGAAGATTTCCTTGAATGGGAAAAAACGGGTGAGTACCCATCAGCCATACTTATACTCGGTCCTCCGGGTACAGGTAAATCTAGTGCGGCGAATGCGATAACACACACAATGTTAGGACAATGGAATAATGATATGAATGTTCTATGGACTAACGCAAGCGACGATAGGGGTATTGGGCATGTCCGACAGGAGATTAAACAATTCTGTCGGCTTAGTGGTATCAATGCGGCACGAAAGGTAGTAGTACTTGATGAGGCTGATGGGCTTACTCCCCAATCCCAAGATGCACTAAGGGGCATCATGGAAAAATATGCTCACAGGGTTTTGTTCGTCTTGACAGCAAACTATCCCGAAAAAATCAAACCTGCTATACAAAGCAGATGTAAGATATATCAGTTCACTCCTGTCACTCCGAAGGAAGGTGCTAGACATCTTCTAAGAGCGACAGAATCATGTGGCGCACCTGTTGAATGGGAACAAGCCTATGAAGATGTAGTAGAACACTTTAACGGTGACTTGAGGGCGGCTGTGAACTTTCTTGAAAGCAGACCAAAAAATCAAGAGTTATCTTTTATTAAAACCACCGAGGCGTGGTGGGATGACTTCAAGTTACATGATAATTACAATTCTCTTAGAGAGAAACTTAACGAAAACATGGAGACCGCAGGTAGCCGTGTATATTTTATGAATAAATTTCACCAATACATTAGAGGGTACTTTGACAAAGACCCGGACACTGTATTCGCTATCATGTCCGTTTGGGGTGACATGATGGAGAAAGTACATGAATGGCCGGGAAGTGACAATGCTTTCGTGGATGTGTTGGTGGCAAGACTAAAGAAACAAATAGGTGAAATGAAATGAGTTGGAAAGAAGAAGATGAATATATAGACGAAGAAAACAATACAGGTTTTGGGGAAAAGAAATCAAGCGATGGTTTCCCTGTGCCTATTGCTCAAAGAATGGTAGCATACGCTGAAAGGACAGGAAAGAATATTGAAGAAGTCAAACAGATGTACTTAGATTACATAAAGAAAGAGTACGGTGTTGAGGATTATACACAAGAAGATATAGATATTCTAATTGATTGGGCTGAACAAGTTTTTGTGCAAACAAGAAAACAAACAGCAAGTACATCGGGAACATCTACATGGGTAGGTTGTTTCGTAGGTGTAGCAGATAGAACAAAAGATAGGCTTACAAATATTGTAAATGCTAATGTAAAACTATTCAAAGAGAATCGTGCCGAAGCGATTGGTACAGGTAGAGTAGGTGTATATGAGAAAGACGGTGGTTTGTGGTCAGTTCGTAACAAAGACGGCTTACAACCACTTGATGAATCAGCAGACAGTGAACCACAACATGGTATCAAAGTCGGTGATGAATATGTATGTTTACTCACTCGTAAAGGTATGCCATCACCATCAACAAGGATGGGTAGATACGCTTACTTCTTAGGTGGTGAAGAAGGTGACTTCGTAAAGAACAGTAACATAGCAGTATGGAAGGTAGACTTAACTGATGATAACAATACTATGAACATAGACATCGGTAGACCGTGTAAGATACCTGTAATACCACCAAGAGAAGATGCTAACGATTTCTTCAAAACCGTGTTGGGTACATACTCTAACTTTGAAATTAATTATTCGGATGACTTTGTACCGGAAGAAGTAAGACCATTACTTCAACCTGTAAGTTATTGGACTAACGAAGAGTTCCACGATATGTATGTTAGACTTGATGACATTGAAGATGTCTTTGAGAGTAAGAAAGAGAAAACTAACATCGGTGGTAGAAGTGTCACATACGGGCCACTAATCATTACAAAGGGTACAATCAACAGCATGAATACCGAGCCTAGAGACAGCGAGTATGACCCGGAGGGCTTCAATTACTTCATGTCACTTAGTAGCATGAACGGTGATGTAGACTGTTGGATACCCGGTGCTGTCGGTATTATGACTAATCCATTCCAAGCACATTGGGGAGAGCAAGCGTTTGACTATGCTGAAAACTCTACAGTGTTTATCTTTGGTCGTCTAGGTATGAAAGACCGTGATGGTTTGCTAAGTCCTAAGATTACAGTCATGGGTATCTATGGTCACCCACGCAGATGCAGAAAGAGAGCAAGCGGTGGGAATACAGGAGTTGGACAATTTGACTAAATATCTTTTAGGTTTTAAAGAACCAAGAAGTAATTTTGTTGCTAGAATTGTTAATAGTGAAAATAAAGCGATGACATGTTTAGAGGTTCTAAGTTTAATTGATAAAAAAGTATTTAGAAACGCCTCTCGTAAGAATGTAAGTGCTTGTTTAAGTGAAGCAGTAAAGAAAAAACTTTTGAGGAAAATACCAATACAAGAGTACAATTCACAATCTAGGTTTAGATACGCACCTTATGTGGGTGTAGTAAATCCTAATTATTACTCTAAACCTATACCTCAAAACTTCACTAAAAATGAAGATAAGGTATTAGATATAGTGAAAAAACAAGTTGGGAATGCTATTGATAAATGTCCTAAAGGAATAAATGTAAAAGTAAATATTTCAAATGAATCAGTTGAAGTGACATATTTTGTTAAAAGGAGTGATGAATAATGGCGGGATTTGGACAGACAGTAAAGTTACAGCAAGAGATTGAAAAGGTCGTAGATGAGGTTGGGGTGCAGAAGCCCAACAACGACCCGTATGCATCATTAAGAGCCGAGCAAGAATCCATGAGTCACATAATTAAGACTCATAGTTTTGCAGGTATCTTTGGTTTCGATGGTACAGGTAAGTCAGCGATTGTACTTGATGCATTTGATAAAGATGAAACTAAAATAAATGATTCAGTGTTACATGCAGTAGATTTTGATAATGGTGTAGGTATGCTAAACTCCGCTATCTATGACAACCCTAATGTTGTTTCATGGAATCCATGGAAGATGGGTAGTAAAGACAGGACAGCATACGATTATCCCGGTACACATCAGCGTGTTATGGACATTATGAAATACATCATCAGCGAAGTAGAAAAGGGCGTTCCGGTATGGGGCGTACTTGTAAGTGGACTTGATTCATGGCTTGAGATATGTACCAACAACATGCGTATCATTGACTTAGGATTGGCTAAGGATGGTATTGATGCGGCAGACAATCGTGGTGCAGGTGAAGCAAAGCGTGTAGAGCGACAATCCGATTGGGCTATCCGTAATACTCGGTTTCACCAACTAACAAAATTAAGTCGTGATTTAGTTAGACTCGGTGTTCGTGTCTATTGGGAAACTCACATGCGTTCAACTAACTTCTCTTACAAAGACGATGCGCCTGTTGTATGGCAACCGGAGTGGGAGAAAAAGACTAACAACTACTTACCTACATTGATTCGTATGGATGCTACTAATGAGTATAACGATGAGGATGAATTAGTATCTACTACATATACCGCTACATATACTAAGTGTAAAACTAATCCATCTCTTGTTAATCAAACTAAAACAATTATGGTAACTACAACAGGAGAAGAACCGAAGTGGTACGGTCTACCCGACCTCTACGACGGTACTCTATGATACTCTTATGAGGTGGGTTTAGTGAGTAATAAGTGTAAAGTTTTTTCATTCGACCACAAGGAAGTTTTTTTGTTTTCTTCCCACACTTCCCCACTCAAGAGGTGATTCTATGGCACATGTAAAGTCAATGAGTGATACCGCTAAGAAATATATAGACATCATCATGAGTGATGGCGAAGTTCGTAATGCTTTCCAAATACTCGATGAGTTGTATGAAAATAAGACTCACAGTGCTAATAGATACATACCAACGAAAAGTGAACTACACGAATACCTAAGTAAGAACTATTCAAGTGAAACTCGTAGAGAAAGACACCCTTTAGCATTACCCGAGATGAGAAATAAAACTACACCTGTCACATATTATTGGAGGGATTTGGATGACAAAAATAACAGTTAAAAGAAAAGAGTTTATGTCTTTCCTTACATCATTTGGTAAAGGAATACCGGACTTGAGAATAAACTGTGCCGGTGGTCGTCTTACTGTAGAAGTAGCATACGCATGGTATTATTTGAGAAAGCAGTTCGTAACCGATGTTAATGAAGAAGGAGTATTACACATCGCTGATTTAGAGAAAGTACTTTTATTCTTAAAGTCAAGCAACCAAGATGAAATTACATTGAGGCAAACTCAAGAAACCAAACCATTGTATCTTGAGGGTGGTGGAAACAAACTACAACTACCAAGTACAGACGAAATAGAGTCAGCATCAAAGACTGTGGTGATTAGAAAACTAATCAAGGAATCACAAGAGAGTGGATGGTCAAGTTTCGGTCATGCCTCTCTTAGCACACACGCTTCACTTGCTACTAAGGATTTGATTTCTCTTGCAGGTATGCGGGGTTTAGTATCAAAGGATACCCAATTCAAACTACGCATACACTGTGGCGAGAATGAGATGGGTATAATAGCAGGTAAGGCCGTGAGTGGTCGTTTATTCACTACGCTTCCTGTATGGGATAGTGATGGTCCTGCGGCTACGGTAGAGTCTTACTTTAGTGAGAAGTTACCTATGTGTCTACAATTCCTTGACGACGAAGATGCTCGAATGCACATGGGTAAAAGCACCTGTGTAATTTTTGAGCAAGATAATACTTTACTTATGATTGTAGATGAGAGTGATGACTGATGATTATTGATTGGTTCACCGATGACCCTTATGACCCTCCCGTTATCTACGAGAGAACTAGAGGTGCAGACGGTGTACTACATGAAAGATACATTATGGATGGAGATGATGATTATGTTGTGCCTTTTTGTTGGGTAGCAGAAAACGCACCTAATTGGGTGATGAATAGATTGAAAGGTCACCATGCTAAGATTCATCATAATATTAAGGCTAAAAGTATTAATGGTAAAGATTTGGTAAAGGTAACAGTACAACACCCAAACACGCTATGGGAGATAAAAGACAAATGCCCTAAGTGGACTTACGAGGCTGATGTCAATTACAAAGACCAAATATTACTTACTAATTATCCCGATAAGATACCGGAGTTCAAACCTCGCATTTGGTACTTTGACCTTGAGTGGGATACTGAAAATCAAACTACTACAGTCATGGCTGTATCGGATAACTTTAGTGAACACCCTGTTGTATTCGCATGGAGTGAAGAATCAATCCGTGATACTATCACTAAAACTGAATGGATAGATAGATATGATGGATATGAACTTAGGACTTATCCTAATGCACACAAGATGCACGAGGCTTTCTTAGATTATCTTGATGAATGCAACCCCGATATGTTAGTAGCACACGCTATTGCTTGGGCTGACTTACCACATCTGTACCATCAGTTGGGTGCGTTAAGAGAAAGACTGTCGCCTGTCAATAGATTGATTGCACCAAACAAAAAGACCGGTGCATACAGAACTACGGCACAACCCATCAAGGGTAGACTCATATTCGATACTGCGGCACAGTGGACAGACGGTAGTGGCTTTGAGGGTATATGGCAGAAGTCCGGTAGAGGACAGGCTCAATCTCGAAAGTTAGATTGGTTCGCTACTGAATTAGGGTTCGGTGGGAAATTAACTAATGAGATAGAAGGCATGACAGTACACAATGGTTGGAAAGAATACTATGATGACTTTGTAGATTATTGTCTTGTAGATACCACTCTCTTGCGTGACTGTGATGAGAAACTAAATTGTATTTCATATCACATAGCCATGCAACAATTAGCCGGAGTATCATTTGATAGTACTCACAAAGTGACACGATACTTTAGAGGATTGATGGGTAGGCGTACAGACTTGAAAGCACCATCTTCCTACAAAGAACAAAGACCCGAATTACAAGCCGCATGGGTTATGCCTCCTGTAGCGGGCAGACACGAAGGGGTGGCATTGGTAGACTTTGCTTCTCTATATCCTAATATCATACTCTCCGCTAATCTTTGTTACACAACATTGACTGATTCGCCGGGCGAGAATATTTTAACTATTAAAGTACCACCAAAGTATGACGATAAAACAGGTAGTGCGATACCGGGTACAGGGGGTACTTTCCATTGGAAACAAGATGAGATGGGATTGTTACCTTCTGTCGTCAAAGATATGTTAGACCTAAGAAAAAAATACAAATCTCTCATGCGTGAGGCTGATAATGCTGATACTAAACTTGGGTATAACATGCTACAAATGGCTGTGAAAGTTGCGGTCAATGCCATCTATGGTATGACAGGAAGTAAAGTAGTAGCAGGTCAATGGAGTAGTTATCCTATCGCTCAATGTATCACATACTTAGGTAGAGAATCAATTACTATGCTAACTGAAAAGAGTGCGGAAAAGGGATTCATACCGTTAGCAGGACATACAGATTCAGCATACATCAAAGTTCCATTCGATAAAGCAGAAGAGATTGCAGGGTATCTTACAGATGTAGCGCAGAACGAAATGAATCTAAAATATCTCGATGTAGAATTAGAAGCGTACTTTGACTATTGGGTTACTGCGGCTACAAAGAATAGAAACTTTGGAATTAAAGTATGGCCCAAAGAAGATGCAGGTCAAATGAAAGTGACAGGCTTTGAAGTGAAAGCATCTAATGCTACTCCCATCTGTAAGACTGTACAAAAGACAGCGTTCACTATGATTGCTACAGGTAAGGATGAAGATGATGTATGGGATAAAGTAAGACCTATAGTAAAATCAGTATACAATGGCGATGTATCTATCGAAGATGTAAGCGCATACGGGCGTTTGTCTAAACGCTTAGATGAGTATGATAAGGTGGTACCTAACCCCGCTAAGGCGGCAAGATATTCTAATCAGTATCTTGATACTGACTTTGGTAAAGGTGAAGGTATCAAATGGGTTTTCATCGAAGGTGTACCGGAAGGACAACCACCATGTAATGTGATAGCGTATGAGGATGAGTCACAACTTGATGGTTATGAGATAGATTGGAACACTGCTGTAGAGAAGTGGATTACTAAGAAACTGAAACTTGTCTATGAAACCCTTGATTGGGATTTAAATAGATTAACCGAGAGGCGGATACCTAAGAAATATTGGTGATAATATGAAGTGTAAAACCCCTATGAGATGTAGACCGGAATTTGAAGGTAAAGTTCACTGTAAAAGATGTGCAAAGGAAGCGAAGGTTGAGGCTGAATTATTTTTAGATTTAATTGATTGAGGTGATAAGATGAGTAAACATGAAGATGAAGTATGTAAGAAGATACAAGCAAGAGCCGAAGTAGGTAAAGCCAAGTATGGTGTGACTATGGAAAGAACAGACTTAAACATTGTAGAATGGCTTACACATTTACAGGAAGAACTGATGGATGCTTGCGTCTATACGGAAAGACTCATCGAAGATTACAAGAAGTATGCTAACAAGAAGGAGATTATAGATTTACTAAGGGAGTTGAATGAGTGAGATACAATCCCAATGGTGATGATAGTCGCCCTAAGATAGAAGATTACCTAAAAGAAACAGGTAATGTAGAACAGGCTGAATCCTACAAGCGTAGTACATACGCATGGAATCCTAGCCTACAAGATGGTTCTATTCTAAGGGTAACTAAGTCAAGCATTGGTACATTCGGTTGGTGTCCACAACAATACTACCTTGAGAAGTTCAAGGGATTGCGTGGGGAAACAGTAGACCATCACATAAGAGGACTCAATGTTCACGATATGATGGAATGGTTTTGGGCTAACTTCACTAGAGAGCAAGAAGATTCAGTGTTAAATTTAATTCATGAAGGACAGGAAAGGGAAGCGATGAAATTGTTTTTCAGTGTTGTTCCTGCCCCTCCATCACCTTATGAGTTCGGTGAAGATGAACAAATAGAACAATGGTTGCGTTGGCAGTTCTTACGATTGAAAAGCACTGACGGTAGGTATTGGCGACCTGTTGGTATAGAAGCCAACATACAGTCTACACGCTTTGTAACGGTAGACGGTGAACAGATACCCATTCACATGAACGGATTTATTGATACACTGTTTGCTACAGGAGAAGGCGGCTTTGCATTGATGGAGTTAAAGACAGGTAAATACAATAAGTATAAAGTTAATTCAATGAGAAAAGAAATGGCATTTTACAAAATGATGCTAGACCATAGCCCACATGAAGAGTTCTTACCTATCACACATTGGGGATGGGAGTTTCCCGGTGGTGGTATTAACGGTGGTGTCGGACCGACTATCTATTATGAAGATGTAAGAAAAGTTGGCGCAACAGAAAAAGATTTACTTAAATTAGTAAAAGCCCACATAGATATGGAGTTTCCACCTACTCCATTCATGGGGAGATTGAAAGAGGGTATTCCATTAGAAGAACAAAAACTAAAGTGTAATTGGTGTGATTATCAAGAGCATTGTGAGTTTTGGTCACTAACGGATGAAGTATTAGACAAAATAGAGGTATGAAAATGGAAGCAAATATATTATTGATGGAAGCAGTATTGAATGAATATGTAGGAGTACTTAATGTAAGTGTTAAAGTAAACCTATCAAGAGGACTAAGAAGTTCATCTTGGCAAGTGAGGACTATGCGCCAAACTACCCTTGATGAATTTGGAATGGATATAGACGAATCTATGGTGGTAAAACACCCAAAGGAAATTATTTTTGACATCCATCCTACTTTACTTGACGCTGAAAATATTGTTGGAACATACAAAGAGTTGAAGGAAGAAGTGGATAAACAAATTTACTCGATGAGGTGATTTTATCCCATTCGTGCCAATAGACTTCCCAAGGGAAGTACTCGAATTACCAAGTAATGGTGCTAGAGGTTGGCGTAGAATAGTTCATGATGCAAATGAGTTAGAAAAATATTGGCGTGGTAAGAACGGTAGTGGTAATGTATACTTTACCGCTTATGGTTATACTAAGACTAAACCACCCAAACATCATAGAGTAGACTACAACACTCCTTTGATACATCACTTTGTGATGGACTTCGATTGTAAAGATTTCAAAAGCGGTGGAGAAGATGTCGAGTTTGAGAAACCACATGAAGAAGTAAAACGATTACACAAGATGCTACTGGAAGATAACATCTTACATTATGTATGGTTTAGTGGTGGTGGATTTCATGTATGGATACCCATAGATGAAACACTCAATCCGAAGAATGGTAATGAGTTATCGAGAATAAAGCATTCGGGTAGAGTGCTTGTGAATACATGGGAGAAGAAGATAGGTACTCTACGATGTAACGACCCTACTGTAGCATTTGATACAAGCGGTATGATACGCATACCTAATTCTTACAATGCAAGGAGAGAGTGTTGGTCTATACCGTTAGACAGCGACGATTTATTGAATGGTGACTTTGATTATTACATGGATATGGCACAGGAAAGTCAATCGGGTTACAAACCGTTAGGAGAAAATAAATTACAATTTAAAGTAATACAAAGTAAGTTAATGACTATGCATGACATCAAACCTATTGAGATACCAACTGTGTATTTAGATGACATAGTTATACTTCCGTGTTTGTCACAAGCGGCATTGGGTGGGGGTAACCCTACCCATCGTGCAAGATTCCATTTGGCTTCGTACTTAGCAGATAGATTTCGTATGTTCTTCCCTGCTTGGAAAATATCTAACGAAGAAAAAGAAAAACATGTAAAAATTATATCTAAATTTTGTGCAGGACAAAATTGGGTTGATTACAAGAGTGAAGTTACAGAACACCAAGTTGCTAGTATAGTGATGGCAGGTTACCCTCACGCTACATGTACTACTTTGTATGATGAAGGATTCTGTATTGGGAAATGTAAATTTTATGATGGAAGTGGAGATTGGAATGAGTAATATATTTGATAAGTATTTTGAAAAACAACACACAATTCACGCATCTAAGTGTGTAAATTGTGGTAAAGGAATGAAAGCAGTTAATAAAAAAAGAAGAGGTAAAGCACTTAACTTGTGCTTCACATGTGTAAATGATAAGGATAATTTACCGGAGAAATTCTTTTGTAAAGGTGTATCTAAAAGCACAGGTAAACGCTGTAAGAAATTAACTTTAGATGATTATTGCGCCCAACACAAAAAACAAGGTGAAAGTAATGGTAAAGATTGATTTAATTATTGATAGTAACGAAAGAGGTATTCTTTGTGAGGCTGTCGAAAGAAGGGCTAAAAGTGCAGGTATGACTGTGATTAGACAGTCATTGGTAGTAGGTGATTACAAACTAGGTGGTGCATTAATAGAAGCCAAGAGTGTAACAGACTTCTACCAATCTATGTTTAATGGACATCTACAAAGACAATTAGATAATATGGATGCTAATTATGAAAGATTCTTTCTTGTAGTGCATGGGGATATAAGTAAACATGCTAGATTCATAAGAGAACAATTCAATGCTAATATTCCCATATCCAAACTACAAGAAACATTTACCGGTTTTATGGCAAGAATAATGGCTGACTTCGATTGCCAAGTATTCTATACTAATACTACAAGCGAAGCGGCACAATTCATAGTCAAGTTACATGATAAGTTGCATAAACCCGCTAGTAAACATGGGGCGCAAACAATTCGTAGAGTAGGTAGTAATGATTTACGCTTAGACATTATCATGACTATACCGGGTATAGGTCGTGAAATGGCAGAAAGGATACTTGAAAAGTGCGGTAGTATAGAAGAGATGTGCTTCCCCGAATCGTTAAAACAGATTAAAGGGCTTGGCGAAGTTAGAAGAAATTTAATTATTAAAGTATTAACAAGTGAAGAAGCGGTAAGACAAGAAAGAAAGGTGAGGCGAAGTAAATGATATATAAACCAATAAAGAAATGTAGGGTGATAGAATGAACTATAAAAATTATCAAGCGGTTAAAAAATTCGACACATTAGAAGCGTATCTACATCATTTTTCTCAAACTTCAATGAAAAATGAGATACCGGGTTTGTTATCATTCTTTTTCATACAAGGACAATCATTACTTCCTTATGTGAGAATACCTACAGGAGATACACACCTAGACCCAAGAGTACATGTATTTTGGATTCAACCTTCAAGGACAGGTAAATCTGTTGCATGGAACTTTATTGGAGATGTGATGAAGAATGCTGACCTAGATTATGAGTTATATTCTACAGGTACAGATGCGGGGCTGATAGGTTCTAACAAACCTGTGCTTGATGAGAACAATAAACCCACAGGTGAAACTGAAAAAGTACATGGTCTTTTATCGGGTAAAAAGGGATTAAATGTGGATGAAGGTTCTATCATTCTAAATCCCGGTAAACACTCTCAAGAAACTGTACTCTATTTGCAAACTGCTTGTAACGCTGTAGGAAGCGGTGGTAATATATTGACTAAACCTATGAAGGGTGATATAATTAAGTGTGAATCTATGGTATCACTTTGGATTACCACATATCCACCGAAGGGTGTAAAAGAATATGTACTTACTAAAGGTATATTTCAGCGTGTATTACTTTATTGGTCACATTGGGATATGGATATGCGACAAGAGGTAAGTAATACTAGACTTGCAACCTTTTGGAAAAAACCAATTGAGACGGATTTAACTAAGGATGACTTATATGATTATTTCAAAGACACTGAAAAAAGAGTAAGAGATAGACTACTAAACTTTGCAGAATTAACATTTACACAATGGACAGAAATGAATCGTGAAGAACAAGAAGAGATAGCCCAACAATACATGTGGGATATGTTTAGTGCCGATGATGATTATGAAACTGCGTTGTATCAAGCAAGCGATGAAGTATTTGATTTGTTGAGAAACATGTCAGCAAGTATGTCCGAAATTGTAGCATCTTTTACACCTGCTATTGAAAACTATTTGGCAATTATATCACTTCACATGGCTGTATTAGATAAAAAATGGGTTATTACAGCACAGCATGTAGACATGGCGTTTGATATACTTTTAGACTTATTTAAAAACCTAATATCATGGTTAGAAGATTCTGTTGAAATTGGCGGTAACAAAGGTAAGGAAGGTAAAATTCAAGAAGATATAATCAAAGTGTATAATGATTGTACGGGATACGAAATCGAAGGCCACGGAGATGGTTGGAGAAGAAAACAATCTATGGCTCAATTATACATGAATCTTACAGGCGTGTCTAAACCTACCGTAGAGCGTCACTTTAAAGATAACATTCTAGGTATAATGAATAAAAAGATAAGTGGTAAAAGAGTTTATTTCCGATTAAAGGGTGCGAATAAACATGAGTGATATATTAGCGTTAGATATTGAAACAAGTAATTTCTCTTGGGAGATAGGAGGTTGGGATAAAACAGCATCGTTTGACCCAACTGTAGTAGCCACATGGGATGGTCAAGATGGTACAGTTTACTGTAACAAAAGTTTGGATATAGATGCTACAGTAAAAGCGTTACATCCTAGAACACTTGGTGAAGATTTAGCAAAGCATGTAGAGAAAGGTGGAGTAATCATAGGTCATAATATCAAAGGATTCGATTTACCTGTATTAAGAGATGCCTTAGATTGTTGGACAGCCGGTGATTTGTTAGGTAAGAGTGAAAGTATTATTGATACTAAGCATCTTGTACAAAGGGCGGCGGTAACTGTTGGTAAAGTAGATACATCTTTAGGAATATTAATAAAGACCACTTTAGAGGACAATAAGTTAATGAACAGTGAAGATGCACCTATCGCATGGAGAGCAGGGCAGTATGACGATGTTGCTAAATACTGCTTAAGCGATGCACAACTTACATTCGATTTGTATAATTTTGGAAAAAGTGAGGGTTATATTAATTCGAGAAATTTAGAGACAGGCGAGATAAATAAAATAGAGGTTGATTGGTAATGGCAGAAATAGATAACGGTAAAAGTAAAGCACAGATACACAACATAAGGGCGGCAAAGGTAGTATCGGAAACGGTAAAGTCTACACTCGGCCCTATGGGTATGGACAAACTAATGTTAGACGGTGGTGGTAATGTCATTGTCACTAATGATGGGGCGACCATCTTGCGTGAACTTGATGTATCTCATCCGGGTGGTAAGATGATTGTAGAAGTTGCAAAGACACAAGAGAGTTTGTGTTATGATGGTACTACAAGCACAGTCATATTAGCCGGTCAATTATTGGCTAACAGCGAGGCATTGTTTGAGCGTGGATTACACCCAAATGTAATATGTCGTGGTTATCATGAAGCAACTCAAATGGCCGTAAATTATCTTAAGACTGAAATTTCTCAATCAAGTAAGAAAAGAGATGTATTAGTTTCAGTAGCAAAGACCGCTATCACAGGTAAGACATTAGAGAATGCGATAGATACTGTGGCTGAACTGTGTGTATCAGCAGTAGAAGCCGCCGGTGATGCTGAAAGCGTAAAGGTGGTGTCATTCCCCGGTGGGTCACTCGATGACTCTTATCTGTATAACGGTGTTATAGTAAACAAAGACTATGTGTTAGACGGAGAAGATGATTATACAGATGTACTACTAATCAATACAGGACTCGAAAATGAAAAAAGTGACGACAATGTACAAGTACAACTTGATGCTAAGTCATATCAAACTTATAAGGCATCCGGTAAAACAAATCTTATTTCTCTTGCGAAGAACATAGTAGATGTATTACCTAACGGTGGTGTAGTGTTTGTTCGTGATAAGGTCAATGACCATGTATGTGCTTATCTTAAGAAGAATAATATTATGGTAGTTAGACATACACCGGAATCTACTCTAAAGGCACTATCAAAGATTACCGATAGTGTAGTGTGTCAAACACCCGAAGAAGTAGAGTCGGCAAGTAAAGCGACTGTATCAAGGCAGAAACATAATGATGTTTGGTATCTGTTTGTATCTAGTGATAACAAACATAGTGAAGCGTCATTAGTTCTTCGTGGTGCAACAAGTCATACACTTGATGAAGTAGAAAGAGGATTCGATGATGCGCTTGGTGTAGTATCTTTAGTGTTAAAGAATAACAACTTTGTCGTGGGCGGTGGTATAGCCTATGCTCGTATGGCGGCACATTTGCGACAACATGCGGCTCAAATAGGGGGTAGGGCGCAGATGGCAATAGAAGCCTTTGCTGATGCTCTTGAGGTAATCCCTGCTACCATATCCGAGAATGCCGGACATGACCCACTAGATACTATACTTGCTATGCGACATGAAATACTGCGTGGTAATACTGAATATGGACCGGATGTAGAAGATGGTGGAGTTGTAGACTTAGCATCAAAGGGTGTCTTTGAGCCTACTGAACTTGTCCGTCAAGCAGTATTGAGTGCGAGTGAAGTCACTAACTCTATTCTAAGAATAGATGACATAGTAGCAAGAAGGCCGTTGGAGTAAGCATGGGTCGTCTACTTGATAGGTTAAAGGTCAAGTGTAGAGCCTGTAGCCACAGGCATATCGCACGAAGATTATCGGCTCGTTATCTTGACGATGATAGAGAAAGAACTACTTTACTTCAATGTCGTAAGTGCGGTCATTTTTGGCAAGACTCGGCCATGAAATAAAATAACAGTGAAAGTATTATGAGAATAATTTATAATACTATTTTTCGATTAGCCCTATTTGTTTTTTACTCACCAATCTCCTTAAGTGTGGTATGTCATACCCTAAGTTATGGCCGGAGAAACCATAATAGAAGAGGGCGAGGGAATGAAGATTCCTAATATTGAAAAAGAAGACGATAGATTATCTTTATTTGAAAAATTACATGAAATAGCAGAATTACATCAAAACCAATATGAAGAAGATTGTATCGGTATTGTTGAGCAATTTGTTAATTTACATTTAAAAGAAGAAAGTTATACTTCCTTTGAAGCAGATGCTATATTAGAAGTTATGAATATACTATCTAAAATGAACTCACTGTAAGCGAACAAAGGTTGGGCTATTACCACCTACAGTACACACGAATCTACCGTATCCACTTGCGGCTATAGTAGCACCTGCGAAAGTAGCAGTGTCACCTGTATCTTGATTCTTTATCTCTACTACATAACCCGCAGGGAATGCACCCGAAGTTGATACAGCACATGTACCACTTCTTGTGGCTAAGATGAGTATGTTAGCATCTGCTGATGAAATTGTAAGTGATGTTACGGCTGTAGTCAATACTCTATCAAATACCGAGCGAGTGTATCTTGCGGCATCTACTCCACTAAAATAAAGAACATTCTTTTGTAAGTCACCGGCTGTAGTGCTTGCTATCTGTGCGCCATAGCCCATCCACATACCACCTAATCTAGTTGATGTGAAATTACCTGCACCTATTCCAGTATGGAAAGCGTCTAAATCTGTATGTGAATCTATTGCATCAGTAGCACCAACTGCACCTATTACAACAGGTGTAAAGTAAACAGGTGAAGGTCTAACAAATATTCTTTTATCATTTACCTCAGTTATATTTACATTTAAATCTCCACCACTACCACTGTGAATCACTCTTAAGATACACAAAACTACGCTTTGGTCATTAGTAGAGGCGGATGGGGCATTCAAGAAAGCATGCGGTGTTACAGGGTACAAGTTAGTACTTACCGTACTCGCTGTTCCCATCTCCATCTTTACATGATTTGTACCGGAATCCGCACATAGATACACAGTAACTAATGCTTCTTGACCGCTAGATAATGCTGTATTACTACCTTCGGTATTCGCTTGAGTAATCGTGTATGTAGCACTACTACCTACACCACCGGCAAATGAATAAACTAGACCATCTAGTACAGCAAGACCACCTTTAACAGTAAAAGTATTATTACCTGTTCTTTCACATATACCCGGTAGATTCTCCGGTTGTATTCTAGCAGTAGCACCTTTAGCGGTATCTTCTTCTAATATGATACCGTTGTTATGTACCCCTTCAAGTAGATTAGTTAGAGTCGGTGAAGTAATATGGTCACCATCTGCTAAACCATCCACCGGTTGCGCTGTTCCGCTAAGCGTCATGTTATGATTTGTATGCCCCGATAATGGATTTCCTGTCATTATATCACCTCTAAACTTATTTCAATTTTAACTTCGTTTTGTGTTGTTTTGATTAATGGTCTTGTATTGTATCTTGCTATACAAGAGAATACACCGTTTGAATCTTTACTTAGTAAGACTACTTCTTTTATTGTATCTGTAAATGCATCTGCAATCGGTAGACTTGCCTCTACCAATAAAGTAGTATCATCTACTATAGTAACTATAGGTGTTAAAGTAATAGCAGGTCTTCCTGCACCCCCATCATCATTAGTAGCAGGTGTACCATCAAATCCTAATACTAATGTATTAATTGAAGATTGTAATGTATTAAGTAATGTAGATTTTATTCTAGTTGATACGGGCATTATAATCACCTTCTATTTCTTGTGTTTTGTTCATACCAATAGGTAAACCACTCTTCCCTATTTGGCCTCTTGTGTTGTTACCTTTAACACCACCTATAAGGAAAGCAGTTGTAGATACTATTCTTTCACTAACCCTTACTACAGTTTTTATTTGTATTCTTCCAAACATAGTAATATTTTCTTTTAGGTTTTGAATAAAAGAATTTGGATTGGTTTCATTACTCTCCATACTTATTCCCTCATTTATTCCTTGTAATATACCCTCTAGTCCAGTATCAATTGTTAAAAGAACTAAATCAGCACTCCTTCTCAAAGGATGATGCACTACCTCGGTAACTACATGTTGAGTACCACCATAATCAATTGCCATGCCGGGTCTTAAATCATTTAAATTAACATGACCTTGACTCGTTATCGAGCCGCTTTCTAAAGAATTAGCACGAAGTATTTGCCTACCAACTCTTCTAGCGGCCATAGTAGTGTTTACAGTTGCATCAAAGATTGGCTGTCCTTCTATTACCTCACCATTTACTCCGCTTTGTCTATCAGTATCATCCAGTGTTACAATTACAGAATCATTCAAAGCAAGGGGTTTACCTTGAATTGTAATTCTGTTAGGTATGTTTGCTACTTTGTCACTAGATTGAGAGCCAGTTTTCATATTTGGGTCTACATAAATATTCGATTCGCTAAAACTTATCGGCACATAAATCATATTACCAAATCTATCTAACATAGTCATTCTTGTATCATGTCTACCTAAGAATCTTAGAGCCGTCATAATATTTATTTTATTGAAATCTTTTGCTACAAATCGTGTGGAGTGTTTTCTATCTTCACTTTTCTTACTATTCACTTTTGATATATTGAAACTAGTAATGTTACTGTTAGTAACTTTCTCACCTAACCTTATTGCTAAATCTGTAGTTCTAAAACCGACATCTATAGGCTGACCTAATCTTACTTCATTATTAGAAAAACCTATATCACTCAAAGATTTATTTTTCATATTAGTTAAATTTATTTTGTTACCATCTACAGTAGAAGGTAGTAATCTTTCACTAGGTATATTCGGGTTATACAATAAAGAAGGCATATTAGTGCTTGAAATAATATCAGCGTTAAAGAAAGGAACGGCTGTTGATGAATGACCATCACCACCTTTGTATAATATTTCTACGAATGATTGTCCTTCTACTATCCTAAATGTGGTATCGGGCATAACTTGTATTTCTTGATAATATTTATCAGCATCATAAGTTAAATTATTAGTTTCACTCTTATTTATTTTTACATAATGTACAGCATTGTCTACAAACACAGGTTTACGGGCGTGTTTCATAATATGAGAAAAGGTTTCAGTTCTCCCATCAAAAATATTTTTTATTAATCTACCCATCTAATCAACTCCTATCATGGTGGCCTCTCCGGTTCCTCCGGCCTCTCCGGTTCCTCCGGCCTCTCCGGTTCCTCCGGCCTCTCCGGTTCCTCCGGTCTCACCGGTTCCTCCGGCCTCTCCGGTTCCTCCGGCCTCTCCGGTTCCTCCGGCCTCTCCGGTTCCTCCGGCCTCTCCGGTTCCTCCGGCCTCTCCGGTTCCTCCGGCCTCTCCGGTTCCTCCGGCCTCTCCGGCCTCTCCGGTTCTTGGGGTCGTCTTTCCGGTATTGGATTTGCAGGTAATCCTGCCTCTAATCTTGCACTTCGTGCTTCTACTGCGGTTAAATCTCCATCAATTGAATGGTCGCCTCCATTAAATAATACATCACCTTTATGTCCTCTAGGATGAAGTGATTGACTAAATCGTGCTTGCACAGTATAGTCCTTTCTTGTTATCTTAGTGCCATCTTCATTGATAGTTTTCTTTCTACTTGCATCTGCTCTATAGTGTTGAAGAGTGTTTTCAGTTATCACTACTCTACCAATGTCGTTCTTAATTGATGGTACTCCTAATATAGTATCTGTAAAGGTAATTCCGTGTGTTGTAATATCGGATATTGCACTGTTATGACCTTTGAGTTGTAATTCAACAAATGTATTTGTATTGTTATACATAGGGGCATAAGGTGGGTTAGTATCGGGGTTAGTTGCTCTCAAGTAAAAGCCTTCGGATGCCCTAGCATTAGGCATATCATAAGCAAATATACCATATTTACCACCGACAGTAGCATGATTATAGTTTCTAGTAGATGTAAAACCAATGTACTGTGGGCTACCGGTATGTAATATATTGAATGAAAAGAATTGCAATCTATCTTTTTCATTTTTCTTTATTGGTCTTAACATAAGAGATATTTCTTTTTCTGTTTTGTTACTGTCGGTATTATACAATGATGTAACATACGGATTAGATGATTTATTTTGAGTTGGACCGCTTATATTATATTTTAATGAAAGGTAACCTTCCACAGTACCCATTTCGTCATCAGTAAGATGCCTGTTAAATTTAATTACTTCGGCAACTTTTCCTATAAAAGAAAATGTTGAAGGCGAACCAACATCGTTTATTTTACCTACTTGAGTTACTTCGGTTGTGTTTTTGTAATAATTTGGAGTATCCGTAGCAACTTGTGTACCATCTACTCTTAATGTCTGTGCTGTAACCGAAGCACCTGCACCGTTACCACCTTCAATAAACATAGTAAGAATATTTGGTTGATTGACTACAGCACTTCCATTTGTCGAATTTATATTATTCCAAGTTGTGTTTTGCCCGACCCAAAACTCCCATCTATTATTACTACCTGTCATATTAGCATATATATTGTAACCTTTTCTACTACCTCCACTGAAAGTTCTACTTTCAAAACCTGCTTGATAGTTACTATTATCATTATTTGTACACATCACAACAAAAGTAGTAAATTCATTAGTGTTCAATTCAGCATCAAATGGTGTTGTTAAAACATCATCAGTAGCAAAATTAACTACAGGTTTTCCGTTAAATGCCGCATCGGAAGCAACATAAGTTGGTTGGTCAGCAGTAACAGATTGTGTAACATGTCTGTTGTTACCACTTTGGTCTTTCCATTGTGCAATATTATCACCGTCATTTAATTGTAAATTTTCTGCATCAAGCCATAATACCAATCCATTAGTAGGGATAAGACTACCCCAATTACCTAAATCAACAGGGGCAGAATAATTCTTTAAGTCTAATATATTTGTACCACCAATATTTTTGAACATAGATGTGTTATTGTAAATATGACTTACTGCACCCGTCAAATAACCTACTGAAATAAGGTTAGTATCTGTTGATACAGTGTTTGGATTTGCATGTTGTAATATGCCCCTTTGACCTACTTGACGATTAGTGTGTAAACTATGCGCTTCTGTATTTACTATCATAGCGTTATTATCTATACCCTCAAAGTTTTCTACATCCAAACCAATTTTAGGACTACTTCTACTAATTATATCACTATACGGAGTAGTTATGAAATTAGTAAAGTGACCTGTACCGCCTACACTTCCTAATTGCCTAGCACCTAATGTCGCTTCGGGCTTCAACAAACCGTAGTCATCTATTAGTAATTTAGCACTTATACCTCTAGGTACTTCATCAGTATCTAGTAAAGTATTCTTTGGTCTTATGTAACCGTCACCAATGTTAGGTTCTGCCGTATTGTAAGATAGTACCGCACCCTTCGTTTTAGTTACAACACCTTGTCCTACACGGTGTGGTAATTCATCAAGTATATCTAAATCACCAAAATATTGTTGATTAAAAGCAGTAGGGTATCTATTACCTCTACCTCCGCCTTCGTCACCAACTCTTCTTGCTGTTGCCGGGAAAAAGAAATCTACTATCTCATTTTGTATTCCGCTATTTATTGCGTTGTAATTACCCACTTGTGACGGTATCGTATCATAAGGTGATGTAAACCAAGGAGTTCCTTGAACATTGGTAAGTAACTGATATTGAACCGGAGAACCTAATCCATCACCCAAATGTGGAGAAATAATTTTCTTAAAGTTGTAAAAAGAATGACCCATATAAAACGGATTATATGGATTAGCAGTACTACCTGTAAGAAATTTACCATTACCATTATATCCGGCTTCATTAATACCTTCTTTTGGTGACCAAGCAGGGCTAACACCAAACCCACGAACAGGCATTCTTCTTACATCTTCACCACGAGTGTTACCCCACCAATCTACAAGATAGTATTGCGAAGCAAGTGCCACATCAAGTATACCGTGTCCATAATGGTCACCTAACCATTCTCTTCTTATGTGTGGTTTAAGTGTTAAATTAGTTTCTGTATTATTACTTAAATCGGATTGATTTCTTATTGTTCTAACAGGACAACCAAATGGTCTTGTCATTCGCATACCATCGGAGTACCTTGTAACTCTACCGTATGTATTTGTTCTATTGCTTGGTATTATATTTTCCATACCGGCAAAGTTTGTTTGTCTTTCTAATATACCTACATAATTTGTTTCAAAAGTATCGTTAGCACCCGAAGGTGAACTTTCACCACCTGCATATTCCCAAGTATTAGTTCGATGTCTAGCCTCTATCAAAGGACCATGTTTGTAGTCTACACTAACAGAAGAACTAGTAATACCCTGTTCTAAATATGCTCTCATACCATACCAAGCCCATCGAGGTTTGTTGTATGGTTGCCTTAATCCAAATCGGTAACCAAACGGTCTTGGTCTTGTGTTCGGCATATCACCACTTGTATAAGATGACCACGCACTTAGAGTGTTTTCGTAGTTATTATAATCAACACCGGAGGTTGCATCATAAGAGCCATCATCACCATCGTCATGCCACACAGGATATGCGTTGTTTACAGCATAAGAAGTTGGTAACATCCAACCTGCTGATACATAACCAAACCCATCTAACCTACTTACTGTTGGTCCACCTCTACTACCGCAAGGCCAATAGTTGTATAGTTGAATATTCATATCGGGTTGGTCATAAGCACTAGTACCACCCTGTAAACGATAAACATTACCTGCGTTATCTTTACCGGTAACACCATTCATACCATCACCTATACCACCAATCATAACGGCTGAACCAACCGTAATCTCATTTGGTGGATTTTCAAATACAGTGATAACTGTGCCTGTATCCCCATTTACTGTATATATTCTACCATCTACTGATATTCTGTCACCGGCACTAAGGCTAGTACCGGAGGTGGTTGTAATAGTTTTAAGATTACTATCATGAGATTGCACTAACCTGTTAGTGGCTAAAGAAGTAATAATTTTTGGAGTTTGTATGTCTAATGCAAATGGACCTAAACTTGCATAGTATGTGCTATCATGGTAATGTATAGTTTCATAAGAACTATACATGTGATTTGTAGGGTTGTTACGATAATCTTGGAAACGAGCATTTGGTCTTTCTAAGTTTGGTGACCAAGTACAAATAAAAGCATCGGGAACATGTAAACTGTTGGTGTCTCTACTACCTTGTAGTGTTTGAGGTAATGTTCTTGTCATAATACTTCTTTGAGAATCAGTAAATATTTCACTAGCATTTTTACTTGTATCATTTTGTTTAGTTAAACGCAAAATTGTACCGGCTGTAAGGTTACTTACAAATCCCGTAGGTGGACTTGATAGAGTAATAAGTTTAGGTTTGTTCATATTAGTAGCATCAAAACCACTACGAGTAGACCAATTAGAGGTTCTTCTTATACCATTTACATCTATGTAATAAATCATCTCACCATACATAGGTTCTATTGGGAAATCACTTGCGTCATCAACAGTTAGTACATTACTACTTTCACTAATAAATGTACAATTAGGATTTAAACTTATACTTCGTAGCACTTCGTCATATATGTTAGGGTGGGTACTTGGATAACCTGCAAGTGTAAGTTGCGCCCCTATGCTACCTGTGTTTGCTCTTATGAATAAATAGTAATTATCTAGTCTATGATGACTTAAGAATCTAAATCCTTTTGCGCTATTACTACCGGTAGTTATTGTTGGTTTTTGTGAATGCACTATAGACCACCACGGTATGTTAGTAGTCATACCCGGTGTAGATTGCACAAACATTTGTGGGTGATATGGTAACGATTGGCGAGTAAAAGCCGGTGCTTCCGTACCTTGAACACCAAACGGATTGTAAGTCATCAAGTTTGGTATGTTAGTAAATTGCCCGCCATGGTCGGGGTCGTGGTCTA